CAGCAAAATAGAGAGGGACACATTTCCAATAGAGCGATAAATGACAGGCTTGTGGTAAATCTATGACAAAAAAAGACAAGATAGAGAAAATAACCAAATATAAGACCGCAGCGCGGGAATCTGTCGTGCAGGATATGAAGCAGCTCGGAGTATATAAACCGGAGTTTAACGGGATCATCGATCTGTATGCGGATATGGTCGCGCAGTACAATCTCGCGTGGGAAGAATTTCTACAGGGCGGCTGCAGCGCAGAGTGTAAAACAAAAGCCGGAGGCGTGAGAAAAACGGCGGCTGTTACGACAATGGAGGAACTGCGCAGACAGATCGGAAGCTATGCGGACCGATTGTGCATCACGCCGAAAACGCAGAGCGCAGGAGAAAAGAAAGCGGGGAGCAAGCTTGAAAAAGTCTTTGCTGAAATCACGCAACTTCAAGGCAGCGTATGAATACGCAAAGGGGGTAGTGGACGGAAGCATCATAGCAAATAAATATAGGATCAAAGGCTGTCAAAGATTTCTTGACGATCTGGAAAACGAAGAATATGATTTCCGGCTGCATGATGCGGAAACGGTCGTCATGATAATTGAAAGGACGTTTGTACATAAGCAGGGGCAGAAGCTGGACGGTTCACCGTTACGCGGTGAGCCTTTTTTATTGGAGCCATTCCATAATTTTATTATCTTTAACCTGTTTGGCTTTTTCAAAGCCGGAACGAATATCAGGCGGTTCAAAGAAGCCTTTATATATATCCCGCGCAAGAACATAAAAACGAGCTTTGCGGCCGCGCTTGCATGGGCTATATCGCTTTTGGAAATGCGGAGCGGCTCAAAATGCTATATCATAGGAGCCGCGCTCAAGCAGGCGCTTGAAAGCTTTGATTTTATCCTGTTCAATGTGCGCCAGATGGGGGAAGAGGAAAACTTCCGCATTCTGGACAACAATCAGGAGCACACGATCTCGCGGGAGTTTGAAAACGGCTCCGTATATATTCAGGCTCTTGCGGCAAACCCGGACAAGCAGGATTCGCTGAACTGCAATATTGCGATAGCGGACGAGATGCACGCATATAAGAATGCGAAGCAGTATGACATCATCAAGGAGGCGATGAAAGCCTATACGAACAAGCTGATGATCGGGATCACGACAGCCGGAGACGACATGAACTCCTTTTGTTATAACCGACTGCAGTATTGTAAAAAGATACTCGATGGAACGGCGGAGAATGATTCATACTTTGTGTTTTTGTGCGAAGCTGATGCAGACGAAAACGGAGATATAGATTTCACGAGCGCAGAGGTGCAGCAGATGGCGAATCCGGCTTACGGCGTGAGCATCAGGCCGGACGATATCATGAACGACGCAATGATCGCGCTGAATGACCCGCAGATGAGGAAAGACTTTTTATCGAAGTCGCTCAACGTTTACACGGCATCGACAAAGGCATATTTCAACATCGAAGAGTTTAGAAACTCAGACGTAGGATATAACTGGACGCTGGACGAGCTTGCGCAGCTTCCGGTTGAATGGTACGGCGGCGCAGACCTGTCAAAACTGCACGATCTCACGGCAGCGGCGTTATACGGGACCTATCGAGATGTGGACATTATCATACCGCACGCATGGTTTCCGGTGGTAGCCGCACGGGTGAAAGCGGAAGAGGATAACATACCACTCTTCGGGTGGAAAGACGACGGGTGGTTGGATATGTGCAACAGCGCGACGGTCAATCATGCCGATGTGGTGAAATGGTTCGTTGACATGCGGAAAAATGGATTTCGCATCAAGCAAATAGGGCATGACCGGAAGTTTTGCCGCGAGTATTTTATAGGAATGAAAAAGGCCGGGTTTAAGACGATAGACCAGCCGCAGTATTTTTATAAAAAATCGCAGGGCTTCCGGCATATAGAGGAAAAAGCAAAAAACAAAAAGCTGTATTATCTGCACTCGGAAGCCTTTGAATATTGCGTGCAGAACGTCCACGCGATTGAAAAGACGGACGACATGATACAGTACGAAAAAGTGATGCCAACGCAGCGGATCGATATATTTGACGCCGCTGTTTTTGCGTGCGTTAGATATCTGGAAAATCTGGAGCAGCGCGCGCAGCTAAAACAATGGCTGAAAAAAGGAGAGCAGGCATGAAGAAAAAAGGGGAAACAAAGAACGCAGGGTGCAAGTACTGTAACGGACGATATGGAGCATTATTTCAGGTCGGTAAAAGTCCAGCGGAATGGCAGCAAACGGATGGAGCCTTTATTATGCAGAATCCCGGAGATACGCCGGGTATTGTATTAATGCAAGGAAATACAGCGTGTGGATATTTTGACATTAAGTATTGCCCGTTTTGTAGTAGAAAACTTCAAGAAGGAGAGTAGGCATGGGAATCTTACAGAAATTCATGGGTAAATTCAGGACAAGAGCGGAGCCGAAGCAGGTGACGGTAGGGCTTGCGGATTTTGAAAGCCTTGCCTGTATGGGCTATACGCGGCTTGTGGACAACCCGGAGGTGAGAATATGCGTTGACCTCATATCCGACCTTGTATCAAATATGACGATCTATTTGATGCGGAACACAGAACAGGGCGACGTGAGGATAAAAAACGGGCTTTCCCGAAAGCTGGATATAGAACCGTACACGAACATGACAAAAAAGGACTGGCTATACAACATCGTCCACACGATGCTGCTTGAGGGGAACGGAAACGCTTTCGTGCTTCCGAAGATACGCAGAACGGGCGGTGATTCGTATATCGCGAATCTGAAACCGATGCAGCCGTTCATGACATCGATCATACAACGCATAGACGATTATTCGGTCAGCTATGGCGGAAGAATTTATAGCCCGGATGATGTGCTTCACTTTGTGCTGAGCCCGGACCCGGATTACCCATATATGGGGCGGGGGTACAGGATCACGCTGTCGGACATCGTGAACAACCTCCGGCAGGCGTCAAAAACAAAAGCGGACTTTATGACAGATAAATGGAGGCCGTCCGTCATTATATCCGTAAACGGTATGACGGAAGAATTTGAAAGCGAAGCAGGCCGGGAGGAGATATTAAAAAAGTACATCTCGGAGACGGGAGGCGGTACAAAGCCGTGGGTGATACCGGACGAGCTCATTAAGGTCGATCAGGTAAGGCCGTTAAGCCTTGCGGACCTTGCGCTCAACGACGCTGTACAGCTGGACAAAAAGACCGTGGCGGGAATCTTCGGAGTACCGCCATTTTTTGTGGGCGCGGGAGATTTCAAGCGGGACGAATACAACAATTTTATCCAGACAAAAATTCTCTCGATTGCAAACATAGTCCAACAGGAATTGACTTCTAAGCTGCTGATCGATCCGGCGTATTATTTCAAGCTCAATTACATGAGTCTGTACAGCTATTCGCTCGACACCCTCGCAAACATGGGAATGAATCTCTATACGCGCGGGATTGCGACCGGAAACGAGGTACGGGATTTGATTGGCATGTCTCCGCGAGATGGATTGGATCAACTGGTGATCCTTGAGAACTATATCCCGCAGGGAATGATCGGAGAACAAAACAAACTGAATGGAGGTGAGAAAAATGGAGCACAGGAATGAACGGCAGATCAGGACGATGCCGTGCGTCCTGAAAACGCGGGACGAGCAAAATCCCGTGATCGAGGGGCACTTTGCCGTGTTCGATGTGGAAACAGAGCTTTATCACGGCGTGTTTGAAACAATTGACCGCGGAGCGTTCGACGGCGCGCTCGTAGACGATGTGAGAGCGCTTATCAATCACGATACGACGTTGGTATTGGGGCGGAACAAAGCGGGCACACTCGAGCTTGCAACGGACGACATAGGGCTTTTCGGTTCTATCAGGATCAACGTCGCTGATACGGACGCGATGAACCTTTATCACAGGGTACAGCGGGGCGATGTGACGCAATGCTCGTTCGGGTTTGACATTCTGGATGAAGATTCGGAATACCGCGACGATGGAACAGCGCACTTCAAGATCAAAAAAGTGCGGTTGTACGAGGTTTCGGTCTGTACCTTTCCGGCCTACCCGGACACCGGGGTAACGGCAAGGATGGCGCAGATCGAGGAACATAAAAAACGCGCTCTTGAGGCGTGGAAAGAAAAACAAAAGGAGAGGTTAAAAAATGGCATTGAGAATGTTGATGCTCGATAAGAAGCTGCGCGAAAAGCGCGGCTTTTTTGATGAACTGAAAAGCGTTGATTTTTCGCAGCGCGAAGCCGAGCTTGCCCAGTCTATCGAAGAGGCAAAAACGGATGAGGAACGGGCGGCCGTGGAAGAAGCGATCGCGGAATTTGAAAGCGAAAAGCGCGAAAACGAAGAAGCGCGCGCCGCGCTGGAAAAGGAGATCGGAGAGATCGAATCGGAGATCGCCGATCTGGAACGAGATGACCAACCGAAAGAACAGGAAGATAAAAAGGAGGAAGACAGAGGAATGGAAAAAGCTACGGAAAAGCGCGGGCTGCTCTATAGGGTGTCGGAAGAACGCCGCGCAATGATACTGAACGCCCCGGAAACGAGGGATTTTGTAGAACAGATCAAAACGGCCGTTATGGAAAAAAGAGCGATCACGGGGGCGGGGCTTACGATCCCGGTGGTGATGCTCGACCTGATCCGTGAAAACGTATTTGAATATTCTAAGCTCGTGAACAGGGTACGGCTGCGTTCGATCAGCGGGGAAGCGCGGCAGACGATAGCGGGCACTGTACCGGAAGCGGTATGGACGGAAATGTGCGCAAATCTGAACGAGCTTTCCTTTGCGTTCAATCAGGTAACGATCGACGGCTACAAGGTGGGCGGATATGTTGCGCTGTGCAACGCAATCCTACAGGATTCCTACCTCGATATGGCGGCGGAGATCGTAACGATGCTCGGTCAGGCAGTTGGATTTGCGCTTGACAAAGCCATTTTATACGGCAAAGGCGCGGCGGGCAAAATGCCGCTTGGTATCGTGACGCGGCTTGCGCAGACGCAGAAGCCGAGCGATTACCCGGTGAATGCGCCTGCATGGGTAGACCTGCATACGACCAACATTCTGCAGATCGCAACAGGGAAAACGGGCGCGGAGTTTTTCCAAGAGCTCATTAAGGACATTGGAGCAACGCGCACGCCTTATGCGCGCGGCAATATGTTCTGGGCGATGAACTCGGTAACGTATAATCAGATGATGTCGAATGCGACCGTGATCGACGCAACGGGCGCTATCGTAGCCCGCGTAAACGGCGTGATGCCCGTTGTAGGCGGGGATATCGTCGTACTTGAATTTATCCCGGACGGAGACATCATCGGCGGATTTGGCGACCTCTATCTGCTCGGCGAACGCCGGGGCATCGTGGTAGATCAGTCCGAGCACGTACAGTTCATTCAAGACAACACGGTGTTCCGTGCGACCGCGCGCTATGACGGGCTCCCGGTGATCCCGAAAGCGTTTGTTGCAATCAACATCAACGGGCAGGCACCGACGACTGAAATGGATTTCGCGTATGACTTCGCGAACCGTTCCGCGGCCCTGTCTGCGCTGTCTATCGCTTCCGCAACGCTCGCGCCTGCGTTCGATGCAGACGTGACGAACTATACGGCAACTACAACGGCGGAATCCGGGGCGATCACGGCGACTGCAAAGGACCCGAATGCTACGGTAAAAATCTATGTGAACGGTGCAGGAGTAGCAAGTGATACGCCAACGTGGAATACGGGTGAAAATGTGGTGCTCGTGAACGTGCAGAACGGACTCAATGAGCAGAACTATACCGTGATCGTTAACAAGACGGCGGCGGCAAGAGCCGCATCGAAGTAATGGCGTGGGGCGAAACCGCCCTGCCTTTGGTAAAGGCCAACTTAAACATCACGCAGAACGTGAGAGATGAATACCTAACGGCGATCATAAACGGCGTGGTGGAACAATTGCAAAATGAACAGGGGTTAGCTTTAGACGAAGCTGACCCCTATCATTTGCAGTTTGTCGTTGACTTTTCCGCATGGCGTTACCGGGGCAGGGGCGAGGACGGACCCATGCCGCAAAACCTACGCTTCCGGCTCAATAACCTGATGATTCATAACGGCGGTGATAGCGGTGTATGACTATATCCTTACGCTGATCGGCGCGTCGGAATGGGTACGGGACGACAGCGGTAACTATATCCCGAAAGAAACGCAGACCACTGTTTTATGCGACTTGAAAAGCGTGACGCGGAGCGAGTTTTATTCCGCAGCGCAGGCAGGTCTCAACCCGGAACAGGTATTCGAGATCAACGGTTTCGAGTATAACGGGGAAACGGAGGTCGAGTTTTTAGGGGAGCGGTATTCCGTGATCCGCACCTATCGGACGAGTTACGAAACGGTAGAGCTTACGTGCGAAAGGAAGGCAAAGCATGGCGAAAGAACGGATCGATGAGCAATTAGACGGTGTGATCGCTTTTTATGCGAGAGAAGTAACGGCAGAAATAAAATTGATCGCCGCGGAAATTGCCGAGGAAGCGAGAAAGCGAATACGGAATGATTCGCCGAAAAAAACCGGAAAATACAAGCGTGGTTGGGAAGCAAAGAAGGTGTATGAAGATGCGAATGAAGTGCGCTGGAAAATTCATAATGAACGCTATCAGCTTACACACCTTTTGGAGCACGGGCATGGAGGGCCGATTCCAGCAAGTCCAAAGGTTCATATCCGGCCTGCCGAGCTTTGGGCGCAAAAGGAATTTGTAAAGCGTGTGAAAAAGGCGGTGCAGAAATGACGTTAAAGGAAATGATCGCCATGCTGGAAGAAACGGGATTCCCGGTCGCTTACGGCCACTTCCCGAAAGAGGCCCCGCCGTCCGTTCCGTATATTGCGCTGACGCTCCCGTATACGGACAACTTCTACGCTGAAAACAAAGTGTGGAAGCAAATCGCATACGGAGATATTGAGCTTTGCACCGAACATAAGGACACGGAAGCGGAAAAGAAATTAACGGACGTATTGAACAGCCACAATATAACGTGGCAGAAAGCAAGCGAAGACTTCATCGAAGACGATGGGGTCTTTTCTATATTCTACGAATTCGAGGAGGTATACGATGGCTAACAAAGTACAATTCGGTTTGAGCAACGTATGGTTTGCCCTGCTGAATACTGGAGATGATGGAGAAGTAACATTTGGTACGCCGCATAAACACCCGGGCGCGGTCAATCTGACGCTCGACCCGAACGGCAGCGACACACCGTTTTATGCGGATAATATAACGTACTACACGGCTTCGGCGAATCAGGGCTATACCGGGTCTATTGAAATGGCGCTGTTTGATGAATGGTTCCAGACAAACGTGCTTGGGAATACGCTGGACGAAAACGGGGTAATGGTCGAGAACGCGAACACGAATCCAAAGCCTGTGGCGATCCTGTATCAGGTGGAGGGCGACGAAAAGGCCGCGCGGCGCGTCTTGTATAACGTACAGGTAAGCCGTGGTTCCGATACGGCGGCGACCAAGGGAGAGACGACGGAGCCGCAGACCTCTACCATGAACATTACGGTAAGCCCGCTCCCCGAAAGCGGTATCGTAAGAGCGCATACCACGCAGAACACAGACGAGGAAACATTCAACAATTGGTACAGCAAGGTCTATGTTCCGTCCGGGGAATTTACGCCGGACGTTACGCTGAAAAGCCTGTCGCTCGGGGCCTTGACGCTTGAACCGACGTTTGCGCCGGAAACGACCGCATACACGGCGACAACAACGAACGCGACGAACACGATCAACGCGCAGGCAAATGACCCGAATGCCACGGTGTCGATCATAGCGAATGACGCGCCCGTATCAAATGGCTCCGCGATCACATGGCAGGAGGATTCCAACACCGTAACGGTAACGGTGGAGAACGGCGGCCAGTCCAAGGTGTATACGATCACCGTAACAAAGAGCGCTTAAGCATTGACTGCCAAAACCTGAAATGGTATATTTAAGTTGCCGAAAAACCTAATAAGTGACATAGCAAGAGTTTGCACAAGGGCGCTTGCTTATTTGGACATAACTTTTGTTATGTCGCTTAGGTTTTTCGGCAAAAAACTTATGAGCAAACGCCCTTTTGCGTTCGCTCCATTTTATACCATTGGAGGGTTTGGTTTATGAAAAGGTTATTGTGTGTCGTTTTGTGTGTTTTACTGGCTGTCGCGGTCGTGGGATGCGGCGCACCAGAAGCAGAACCGAGTGAAAGTGCGGAGGATCAAGAAAATAAAGTATATGACAATGATTTTATAGCTGATCTTGTGAAAGGTTGCGAAGAACGTTGGGATTATGCCAATAGTGAAGAAGCGGCAGAAGACGATGAATCTACATATTTAAAAAATAGTATAAACATTGAGCTTGAAGTAATAAATAAATATGCAAGTCTTCCATTTGAAGATAACGTATTAAAAGAAAAAGCACTTGCATATATAAACGAATTAAATAATGGCCTTGATGCTATATCTACTTACGGATCAGATACTTTTTATGATGACTGGGACGCTCATTATGACCATAGAACGCAGTTGCTTGTAGAAATAAATGAATTGTATCAGTTGACATTTGATGAAGAGTATCAAACAATATTTAATGAACTTACGAGCAATGGAAACCAAGTGATAGAGGATAACGAAAAAGAAGATGCAGCCAACAGCCTTTTAAGTCAGTTTGAATTTGTTGAAGCCGAGAATGAATCATCATATTCTGGATTTAGGACGTTTGAGGCTACTGTAGAAAATGTGACAGATTTTGATTTTGAGAATTATAGCGTTAATGTAGATATACTGAATGCAGAGGGGGTTGTTATTAGTACGGAATATTGTTTTATAGATAATTGGACTTCTGGTAAAAAAGTAAAAGTAGAATTCGCTGTATTTGATGATGAATTTGATTCCTATGAAGTAAAATTAGATTACTATGCGTAATATGCCCGGTTGGTATATAAACACAGTTATTTATAGAAAAGTAAAAAGAATATAAAGGCACTCACAAACGTGGGTGTCTTTTATTATACAAAAAATCAAGAGGTGTGAAATGGAAAAGGTAATAAAAATCGGAGAAAAAGACGTAAGGCTAAAGGCTAACGCAATGCAGGTCATCATCTATCGCCGTGAATTTGGGCGTGACATTATGGAAGTGCAGGGCAACTTGATGAAGATGCTGAAATTCGACAAAGCGGGAAACGCCAAATTTGATTTGGACGGCATCAGCAATCTGGACGGCGTGGGGATCGTTCAAGTGATCTGGACGATGGCAAAGGCCGCTGACGCTTCCGTACCGCCGCTTGAGCAATGGCTTGAACAGTTTGATGCATTCCCCATCATGGACGTGTTTGCGGAAGCCTACGAGCTTATTTTGGCTAACTTTATTTCTACAACAAAAATAAAAAACAGAAAAGCGGCGGGAAGCTCACAACGCAAGGGCTAATTGCGGCTGCTATCAGCAGAGGCTTTTCCGTCGCGGATTTTGAATTTATGACGATCGGAATGTTGCAGGATACCCTTTCGGAATTTACTCCCGAAAAGGACAGGATATATATAGCAACACAAGAGGACATCGATAAATATCTGTGAGGTTATGATATGGCACAAAAGGTCAAAGGGATAACGGTAGAAATAGACGGAAACGTACAACCGTTAAATAAAAGGCTTAAGGAAGTAACAGATACAGCTAAAAAATTGGATTCTGAATTGCGCGTTATAGATAGATTGCTAAAACTCGATCCGTCTAACACAACGTTGTTGGCTCAGAAGCAGAAGTTATTAGCGGATTCGATCGCTAATACAAAAACAAAGCTAAAAGAGTTGACCACGGCGCAGGAGCAGGCAAAGGCACAGCTTGAACGGGGAGAGATCGGCGCAGATCAGTACAGAGCTTTGGAACGTGAAGTGATTCGCGCTCAAAATTCGCTTAAATATTTTGAATCGCAGGCAAAGCAGGTTGACGAAGCATTAGAGCAAACGGAAAATGAATCAAAGCAGGCCGGGGAAGCCTTTGACGAGATGGGCGACGCCGCGCAAAAAAGCGAGAAAGATATGAAGTCTCTAAGCGTAGGCGGCGTGGCTCTTGGGACGGTCTTAGGGAATGTTGCAACAAAGCTGTTAGAGCTTGCCGGAAACGCGGCAACATTCTTGACCGATGCGGTAGAGGAAACAAAGGAGTTCCGCTCCGACCTGTCAAAGCTCGAACAGAACGCAAAAGCGGCGGGCACGGGCATAGACGATGTAACTGACGATCTGGAATATTTTGTCGCAATTACCGACGAAACGGATTCCTCTGTAGAGGCTTTGTCTAACCTTTTGAAAGCGGGATTCACAGGGGAAACGCTGACCGACGCCGTGAACAATCTTTCCGGCGCTGTCGTTGCGTTCCCGGACACGCTTAAAATAGAATCCCTTGCAGATTCCTTGCAGGAAACGCTTGCTACCGGAGAGGCGACGGGGCAGTATGGGGAGCTGTTAGAGCGATTAGGCGTAAATCTTGAGGACTTTAACAAAGGATTGCAGAAATGCACGACCTCCGCAGAAAAACAGCAATATGCGGTGGATATCCTCGCCAAAAACGGCATGGCAGACCTCAACGCGCAGTATAAAGAAGCGAATGCGGATTTGATCGCGTATTCTACGGCGCAGACGCGATACACGGAAACGCTTTCCAAAGTAGGCGCGGCGATGCAGCCTGTTATGACAGCGCTCACCGATACCAAAACGCTGCTTCTCGAAGGAATGATACCTGCGCTTGAAACGGCGGGGCAGGCATTGAGTGAAAAGCTCGCAAGCCCGTCCGTGCAAAATTCATTTAAAAAACTTGGTGAAGGGTTGGCTGAGGTTGCCTCTGCATTTGCGAATTTTGCCGTATTTATTATAGAGAATGGCGGGCTAATTGTAAAAATCATAGGAAGTATTGCTTTAGGATTTGCCGCATGGAAAGTAAGAAGCATAATTGATTCATTGGGAGGGCTTAAATCTGCCATACAAGCAATTATTCCAGCCATTAAAAAAGCTGTGACTTCGATTAATTCTGTAAGCAGTGCCTCTATTGTAGGCGCAATCATGACGATCGCATCGGTTATTATAAGCCTTGTTTCAGAATTAGGAAAGGCATCTGAAGCAACGGAGGAGTTGAGAAGTGAAGCTGAATCGCTATCTGACAGTATTACCGATGTGGGTACTGCGTTTGATAAATCAGAAGCAGAGTTTGCCGTAAATTCAGACAGGATAAGCGAATTAATAAGTGAAATTTCGAGTTTAGATTCCGCTATTAAAAATGGTGGGTTAACAGATGCAGATGCAGCGATAAAAAAAGGACAGCTTTTACGTGCTACGAATGAACTTAATTCTGTTGCCGGAACAACGGTAGCAACGATTAATGAAGAAACGGGGGCACTCAATGAGAATCTGCCAGAAATTGAATCAGTTACAAAAGCGTGGTTGGAAAACGCCCGAGCGCAGGCATATCAGGAAACGCTTATTGGAATTTTGGAAAATCAATCCGAGCTTGAAGTACAGCGCGCTATGGCAATAGATACAATTAGAAAAAATATGGATAGTCTCACGAAATCAGAACAAGAACATGTAAAAGCGTTGATTGATTCTGGAGAATATCAAGAACTCGTTAATTACTTATGGGCAAAAGGAAATACAGAAATTTGGGCAGCAAGAGATATACTATCACAAACAAATTATGATATTGGTATTGCTGCTGAACAAATGGATTATTTAACTGATGCAGCAAATGAAAATGGAATTGCGCTTACCGGAAACACGGAAGCACTGAATGAAAATGCGGATGCGGTATTAAATTTAGAAAATGCGGAAGCAGAGAGACTTATTAGGCTTCAAGAAGACGGTCAAAAACTAAGTGAAGCGCAGCAAGCGCAACTTGATACGTGGAAGCAAAACAATGCAGAATATGCCACGGAGTTGGAAGAACAACTGACGAGAGAGAAGGAGATATATCAAGCCAGAGTAGACGCGGCGACGGATATGAATAACAAAATCGACCTTTCCAACCAGACATCATTGAAGCAAGCAACTGAGAATTTGGAACATAACACGCAAGTGACGCAGGAAATGGTCGCAAATCTCGATTCTTTGTATGGGAGAATACCGGAATCGCTGTATACCTATTTAGAAGAGGCGGGAACAGAT